TATACTTTTTTCATTAAATTAAATTTTATTAAATTGTTTTTATTTTATACAGGGTTTGCTTCCCATTGAATATTAACATAAGTTTGTTGTTCTCCATGCGTATAAGCAGGTAAACTATAAGCAGGTATACCGTGATATATACTCATACCATACATATTATAACTACCTACTGTTGAATACCCATAATGCCAGCCATAAGATGTATACATTTGCCAAGATCCATTACCCCCTGAAGATGATGGGCTATTATGAGAAAAATAACTCCAGCTTGAATATTGGTTAGTTACATCCCCTATGTTTCTAGCCGCTTGATTGTAATACATATGAAACGCACCTGACCCCATTCTTCTTTTTGTTCTTAACCAGTTACCGTTTCCTCTTACGTTTCTTTGACTATGAGAAGCATAAAACCCCCCATTGGTTCTTAAAGTTGCAAAACTACAATTACTTGAACCATCAGTTGACCAGCCATAATAAGGGTGATTGTATTGGTGTTGGAAATAAAAGTTACCCCAGCCATATCCACCTGAGTGACTCCAACCTCCAGCGTTTTGATAACAGTTTACGCTTCCTCCATATTGATGATAAGTTAAACTTACAGTTGGTAAAGTTGTAATACTAACATAACCACTAGTTCTAGCCTCACCTGCTTCATTTTCAACATAAGCCCAGAATCTATAAGTTGTACCTCCACTAAGACCTGTAAAATTTCTGTCAATATTACCTGTGCTATTACTGGTATCAACCTGCACTTTAGTAGCTGAGTTTATATTAGTACTAGTACCCCAATAAAAACCTCTTGAAGATATAACACCATTACCATTATTATAGGTACCAGAATTTTGTCTTACTTGTATACTAGTATCATTTTTGCCTGTTTCAATAGGATTAGCAGTAAACACAGGAAGGGTAACAGATGAATACCCATAAAAATCAGAAAAAGCATCTGGTTCTGTAAATCCAGCCGAAGCTGAAACTTCTCTTATTCCGAAATCATCAGAGGAAAGAGATGGGTTTTTTGTTAATTCTTCTGCTCTAATTGTTATATATAGAGCTAACGGTCCTGAAGTTCCTATTGCCATATCTTATATATCGTGTTGTAGCTCTTGAAATCCATCTTGGTTTTTTAAACCTTGGTAAGCTATATTAAAAATTGTATCGTTTACTTGACCCAACTCAATTCTCCTGTCTTCATAATAAATATGAGAATTAGGGTCAGCCTCTCTAGCTTCTTTACTTTCGTAAACTCTAGCATGCACATTCATTGCCCATGATTTATTAAGGCCTAGTTCAATTTCTACGCCATTATTCCATTCACTCGCTAAGTACTCATCTTTTAGTAAAGCATAATTAGTTATAACCACATAAGCATTTTCAACAACAATTACGTTTTCCGTCATAACTTGTTGCTCTACTTCAACTGTTTGACCAGCGTTACCTATATTAGGATCGTCTTCCTCCATGTATTCTGCTTCAGGATAAGTTATTTTTACCATTTCAAATTCACCTGGAACTGGTACCATTTCTGTTTTTCTATATGTTCCTACTAATGCCATAATTTATTATTTTTCGCAATTACAATTACAATTTTTTAATCTATTATCTAAATCCTTAACAGCTTCTACAAGTAAACCAACAACAGCATTATAATCTAAAGCAAGTTGTTCTTCACCGTGAAAATCTGTTCTTTTTATAACTGATTGTGGTAAAATTGATTCTACCTCCTGTGCTATAAGACCAGCCGCATTTTTATCGCTATCTTTCCAAGTATATGTAACACCATTAATTTGGTTTATCTTATCAATTGGATTTTTAATTGATTCAATGTTTTTCTTCAAGTTTATATCCGAAAGCGTTACCGTAGAATATGCAATTACATCTCCTGTAGCATTTATATCACCATCAAAATCTAAACCTGTGTCTATTCTCATTCTATATACATTGTTTACATAGAAATCCATTTTAGTATTATTTACAAATCTTATAAAGTCAGATGTATCATAACCTATATATTCTATATTATCTCTTACGTCTGAAGCTAAAGCAAAAGCAGCAACCCAAGTAGTTCCATTTGACCAATAGAATTTTCCTGTATCTTGTGCATACGCTATTAAACCTTCGTTACTTGCAGCAGCAGGTAGCCCTGCAAATGTTGCATGTAAAAATGTAATATTATTTTGTCCTGTAGCAGTTATCTGCCCATTGAATGTTATATCAGCAGTAGCGTCAACACCAATTGTAGTAGCGCCAATTTCTCCAAGTCTTGTTTCTAAAACACTGACTGGCACGTCTCCTGTGATAACGCTACCCCAGTAAAGACCACCTGATCCATCAGATGCTAAAGATTGACCTGTTGTTCCTGCTCCAACATTTAATTCTCTTTCACCAACCGCATTCTGTACAATTTGTGCAGAGTCAATGAAATCGTTACCATATGTTTCTGTGAAGTTAGCATTTACTTTTTGCATTGCGGCTCTTAAAGTATCCCCGCCGCCGTCGTTTGCGTTAACTCCAACGTTTATTGTTTGTTGTGCCATTTTAACAAGTTTCTGTGTTTATTAATATATTTGTGTTGTCGACTGTTACTGTGTCTGAATCTGCTGATGTATCGAATTCACCAGCTACATGGTAAGTTATTAAATCGGTAGCACCTATGTTACCTGTATTATAACCCCATATTGTTGCATTACCGAAATTATCACTTGTAGTATTATTTTCAACAAGTATTCTTACATTTCCGTAATAAAAGAAATAACTACCACCTGTAGATGATCCTGTGCCTGTTATTGTTTTAGCAAATCTTTTTGTTGGATCACCAAAGTATTTTATTTTTGTAGCTATACTTTTGTTTAAAACCGCAATCGGTTCTGATTGTGGTACATTAGTTAATATGTAACTTTTATTATTAACTAAGTATTCTTTATTCTCTACATACCCATAATGAGCATTTAATAATAATTTATTTCCCCCGTCATTAACTACACTTGCTCCTGATAATGTAGCTAAACATTCACTTAATTGTTGATTAGGCTCAGAAGGAATAGTTGTTGTAGTGGTAGTTGTTGCGCTTGCGCCTGCCGCTTCTATTTCATAATTCGATGCTATGAATTTAGTATCTGTGACAAATCCGAATATACCTTTATTACTTATAGCAGATAAATTTAATATGTAAGACTCATCTCTTCTTTTAATACTCCAGTTAACACCATCTGTACCTACAATATACCCATCCCCTGTTTGCGCTACATAAATACCATTAGCATATAATACTTTTTTAATATCGTAATCTTCAGTTGCTTGACCAAATTCATATTTAGTTATAACCGCATTCGAATCCAGTCCGTTTAGGGTATATATGTAATTGTTTGTACTAGGGGCATTTGTTGTAGCATCTTTTGTTACAAAAAATACATAATCCGGTGAAGACGAAATATAATTAATTGTTTCTGCAGAAGCTATTACACTTGATAAATATAAATTAAAAGCATTATTAGTATCAACAAAATCTATCGCATTTGCAGATGAATATGTTAATAATTTATTTTTAAATTTTTGTATTTTATAAGTTGTACCAGATCCAAATCTTACTTGGAACCAAGTAGCTCCTCCTGAAGTTGATCTATATATATAACCTCCTATTGAAAGATAAACTTGATCATTAAAAGAACATAAACCATCTACCACCCCTGTTTGCGGTATAGTTATTGAAGTCCATGTTGTTAAATCTGTTGATTTGTATATTACAGCAACACTACCGCTATCAGAAAAATAATACGCACCAGTTGTAGAGTCGTAATCAAAATATATTGACTGGTCGTCATCTGGAGGTAATCCACCAGGAACAGACGCTTGCGACCATGTAATTGCATCTGTACTATAATATATTAACGACGATAAAAAGAATATATAATTGCCATTTAGATAATAAATTTTACCATATGTTGCAACTTCAGCATTAACAGGCAAACTATTTTTGGTTCTAAATATTATATTGTCTTTAAACTTTTTATTAGCCTCTACATTAGCAAATATTAAAGCTGATGATGAAGCTGTTTCTGAAAAAGCTTTTATAGCTTCATCTGAATTTAATAAAGCTTCTAATGCGCCAGTATTATTTATTATATGTGTAACTACTGTGTTGTTTCCAGCTAAATCATAAACACTATTAGGATTATCAATAGCTAAACCAAAACCAAGAGCACCTGATGTGGCCGCATAAAACGTATTAAACTCTGTTTGCGTAGTATGTGCAAACATTGCGTTATATGCAGCTAATTCAAGGTTTTTATTGTTTTCGCTTGTTTCATATGCTGTTATCAGATTATAAGCAGTTCCAGACGTACCAATTAATTCAGTATATCTACCATAAGCCTTTATCTCAGCTAACGCGCTTGGATAAGTTATAAGCTCTTGAAACCCGATACTGTAATCTGAAGTTTGCATTTTATATTCAAACTCCAAAGCACCAATATCAGAACTAAAATATTCTTCGTATACTTTAGTCGCTTTTTCTGATAAGATCATATATTTAATTTATAATAGTTAATATTTCCTCAGCTCTTGCTTCGTCAAGAATTTTATTTTCAAGAAGTATATCTAATGTTAAATCGTTTGAGTCCCCTTTTAGCCAATAAGCTTCAAGAGCAGGATCACTTGCTTTTTTTGTTAAAATATCAGTTAACTCGTCTGCAGATAATTTAGAAATTAATTCGCTTTTAGTTATTTTATCTTTACAAAAACCAGCTGTAATTTTATCAGCTAATACAGCGTCTCTTAATTCACCTGTGTCTGAATTGTAATACTGACCAACCTTGCCTTTAAATTTAGTCTCTACTTCCATACCTAATCCCATGATTTCAGGATCTCTTTTTTTTCTTGAAGAATGTATTTCTTGGATTATGTGTCCGTGTGTTTTTACTACTTTCATATTATGTTAAATTTGCGAAATCCAGTGGATTCATTTTAATTGTTGTTGCTAACCACCCATTAGTTGAATACTCATTTGCTAAAAGAGGCGCTCCACTAGTACCCATTTGCTGACTAGTTGTTGGGTGTGCAACCTGTGCTGTAAATAAACTAGATATATCAGCTCCATCTGCTTGAAGGCCAAATATATATTCCATGTCCATTATATAGTGGTTGTTGTTACTATTAAAGTTTCTACCTGAGAAATAAAACTTATGTTTATGAACAGGAACAATCCATTGCTGTTTTGCATCAGTACCAGCTGTGAATTTTAAAATTTTACCGTCTGTAACTCTAATAATGTATCCAGTCATACCACCACCATAATAATAATAAGGTGCATATACACATACGTATTTACCATCTAATGTTACTTGGTGTGCTACACTTGAATATCCACTTCCTTCTGCCCCATATACAGTACCATTTCTACTCATAGTTGTATTGAAATCTGAAAGCCAGTTATCATTTGTACCGTTTGGCACCCATCTGTGAATATATAAAGGACCATTTTGAATTGCTTGAACTAATACTATATTATTATTGTCACATAATACAGGCTTACCTCTATAATTTGCCTCCGTACCAGAGTTTGATGGTTTACCTGATAAACCATTAGTACCAACTATCATATTTGTTAATGTTGCTGTAGCATCGTAGTCTTGCCCAAATGTAGATGTTTCTAATCCATATGCTATTCTTCTAAGAGTATGAGTTCCTGCAAATTCAGCTACAACAGGGAAAGCGTCATTCTGTGTAGTCGCTACATCAAAACTTAAAAGTTTATTGGTTGTAGAGTTGTAAGAACAAAGACCTTTTGCAGTTAATCCTGGTGTTGGCCATAAAAATCCTGTGTATCCTAAGTGTATACCTCTTTCTTCGTCGTTAATTTGGTTACTTGCGTTTGCTTTTGGTAAAAATCTATCATACGCTCTTGCAGTTGCAGGGCTATAATTAGTTGTAGCTTTATATTGCTGTCCATCTCTAAATAAGAAAACATCTTGCTCGTAACTACCACAAACAACACCTTGTTCCATTTTTGCAGTATCACTACCACCTGGTGCAAATCTTTTATATTTTCCAAATTTATTATATTGGTCATAAAAAGATCCTCCATTAAATCCTAAATTATAAGCATTTCCAGTCATTCTCATGTTGCTGAAATTACTTGAACTTGCATCCCCATCAGAATCTAAACTACCTATAAAATTATGTCCACCATAACCTTCACCAGAAGCCCAATAAGAACCATTACCATAATGTTGCGTATTATACATTTGTTCATCTTGCATTATAAAATCGTGATCAAATGCAGCCATTCTAACATAACCGCTTTGACCATATCCTTTCCAGAATGCTATTCTTTGATTTGGTGCTACATAGTTTAATCCAGTATCAATTGCAGTTTCAATTGTACTTGCTGTTGGTAATCCTGAAACAGTGTTTGTTAAATCTGTTGCTGCTGTTTCTAGGTTCGTTCTAGCTGTGTTAATATCTGCTATTGCAGTATTTGAAGCCGTTGTAAAGTCTGTTACAGCTGTTCCGGTACTTGTACTAAAGTTTGATACCGCTGTTGCTGCATCAGTTTGAAACTGACTATTAGCTGCGTCAATCGCATCAACTGCGCTTTGAGACAAACCAATAACTGTAGCTTCAAAATCATTTCCTTCTTGCAGTCTCTGGAGACCAGTCGTATAAAGAACGATTTCTTCTGCAGTCGCCGTACCTGCTGTTATTTTCGCAGATAAAGCATTGATTATACCTGCGCTTAATGTAATTGAGTTAGCCATTTTTTAATTTTCTATTTTTATAATTGTGTCATGTAATAAATTTCCCCAATACCGACAACATTAAATAATGCTTCTTTTTGGGCATCACCACTACCAATAACTGTTGACAATGCAACATTTTCAAATTGTGTAGTAGAAGAATTATATTGTAATATATCTTGGTTGGATGGTGTTTGTACTTGAACGTCTATTAAATCGTTTAATACAGCATTACCTGCAACCGAACCAACTGGAGCACCTGATAAGTTTCTAAATATTCCTCCTTGAAAGAATTTAGCTTGATTAACATTTTGTAAATTGTTTGCACTTCCTGAAACAATAACTGCTCCTAAGTAAACTGCTTGTTGTGCAGTGTTATCATCTTCATCAGCTTGTGATGATAAAAAGTTTCTTTCAGCTTCTTCTAAGTTGCTGAAATATTCTGTACCGTAATAAACAACTAATATATCCGGAGTACCAGGGAAAAAGTAAAATCTTTGAATTGAAAATTGTCCACCAGGTACTGTTGATAATGTTCCTGTTCCTGGATCCCATTTAGTAGGATCTATTTCAGTATATCCATTACCACTATTATTGTCTCTTACATATCCTCCTGTTCCATCTTTATAATATCTGTGTATTTCAGCTTGAGATTTTGTAGCATCAATTACAAGAGAAGGACTATTAGGATTATTCACGTAATTTCTCCCAAATGCAAATGATGTACCCTGTGCTCTATCTAAAGATAAATTAGCGCCATTAGCTGTAACTGTTAACCCATCTTTTTTAAGAGGACCAAATATTCTAGCGAATTGCTGTAAACCATCTGTTGTATTATAAGCTGTTTGAGGGAAGGTCTTAGTAAATAATATTACACCACTACTGTGTAATGCAACACCAATTGGAATCTTATTACTATATTGGCCGTCTGTAAACGGTGTGCTTTGTTGTTGTACCTGTCCTAATTCATCTACATATATCCATGTATTCTTTTGTTCAGATTCCAGTGGCGCTAAATTAGACACGGTTATAGTCTGAGTTGACCAGCTTATTTCTAATATTTCCGGGTAAGGTTTTGTTGCAGTTGATTCTTTATTTAAATCATTTATTAAACCTGTACCTGCATTAATTGTAAATTGAGTATTGCTAGCTTTTGATAACTCCCCTCCTGATGTAATACCTGTAGGGACATTTTCAGTTAAAGTGTCAATAGATAAATCATGCCCGTGATACCTAAAGTGCATAACATCATGACTGTTATCCGTTGTAACATATATAGCGTTTTGTGCTGTTGGTGCATTTGCTTGTGGAGTTGTAAACTGTAAATACCTAGTGGCTTTTAAATCTTGACCAGCTGTAACATCGTCACCTGTTATTAAGTTATTAGTTACATTAACGGTATTAGGTAAACCTATTTGTACAGTTCTGTCTGTTGTTAAATCTTGCGCTGTGCTAGGAGAAACTTCTATTTCATTAGCTGTTCCTGTTATTGTGAAAGTAATACTAGGATCAACAAAAGCCGGTTTGTTTAAAATAAAAGCGTCATCTGCACTATCTGTTTCATTCCAATTTGCTTGCACATTAACTTCAGCGCCGGATGCTATACC